CCGTGTTTCACTTCCCATGTATCTACATAATCACAAAAAGCACACTCTAACTCATCAGAGACCGCTCTATCAGGACGGTCCTCAATTTCATTTTAATTACCACATTTCGGGCAAATCCACCATAGAATTTTTTTGTAAAAACTTTTATCATAACATCTCCATCTATATTATACTGTTTTTAAACTTCTTCTATTCCACCATACTCCTGAATATACTTCATAGTTTCCTGAACAAAGTTAAATCTTTCACTTCGGTTTTTCAAAACCCGTTTATCTATAGAATGGTTCAGAACCAGATCTATTACCAGACAGGAAACCTGTTGACCTTTTCGGTGAATGCGACCAATACACTGCTTTCTTGCTTTAGGACTTGCTACCGGATCAAAAAATATTGCCACATTTGCAACCGAACCGTCCCACCCTTCTGCTCCGGCAGATTGCTGAACTACTGCACATTTAACCAATTTATCATTCATAAATTTCTTTACCTGCCATGTTCTTTCGTCTGTAGTTTGGCCTCCTTTTATAGTAATAATTTTATAATTTTCTTTCTTTAGAGCTTCTTCAATCATAGTTCCTTCTTCAGTGAAGTGATAGAAAACGATTAACTTTCCAGAAGTATCTTCTAGTAAATCCAGTAATGCTTCTAACTTTGCATTCTTCTTAAGTTGATAAGAAGTTCTTTTATTGAATTCTTTTTCACACCCTTCTTTGTAATATAAGAAACCACCCGACAGTTCTCGCAAAAGATGAGCTTTAACTTTTAGATCACTAGTTTTAATAACAGTATTCCCAAGTTGAATATCTTTTCCATTTATTATTTTATGTTGAAGATCTAAAAATTCTTTAGAAGGTTCTATTGTTCTAACTACTTCTTGTATTTCAGGAAGATCAAAACATTCTTCTCTTTGAAAACTAAGAGTTGATTTTGCTAAACAATCCAGAATTTGTTTTTCGGCTCCTGATTTAATCATCCAATTCCACAACCCAGGCTTAAAGTATTTCGTTCTATAGACGAAGAAATTGGTACCCAAAGATTGACCAAGATCAATTACTTTGTAAATATTGAAAACTTCCAACAAAGAACTGTCAACTGCGGTTCCTGTTAAGCCGATTACATTTTTTGCCATCTTGGATAATTGGTAGCAAATTTTACTCTGAAGAGATTTATAACTTTTACACTTATGAACTTCATCTAGTATGACACAGTCAAAGTTATAAGTAAAGAGTTTATAATTTATCTTCCATCCCTTTCCTTTCATCAGATTGCAGAAGATAGTTTTTAACCCTTCATAGTTGATAATATAAATATCTTTGTTTCTTTTTATTTTTGATTTTCTGTCTCTACCAGTTCCAGTTAGAAATTCAAAAGAAAAGTTTGTATATTGAGAGATGTCTCTTTTCCAAGCACTAAAAGCTGAGGATGGACAGATAACAAGTATTTTTTTATTTGCCCATAATTGGGCAGTCCAGAGAGCGGTTAGGGTTTTCCCTGTACCGACGCCGTGTAAAAATGCAGTACGATTGTGGGAAGCTGCAAAGGATAGTGAGATAAGTTGATGTCTCATTGGAGGAAGTTTAAATTCAAAATCTGAGAATATCTCTTCCAGTTCTTGTTTAGTTAAAGATTTGTAATCAAATGTTTTCATTCTTCTTATTTACTATCTCCCAAATCTTCTTGTATTATACTATCTTTACAATCCTCACAGATAAAAAAATCACCCGATTGACTCTTACTACATTTTTCACACATAAGATAATCTACTTCGATTATATTGCCAGTAGTTTCTGCATGGTGTAGTAACCATTTATGGCAACATATTTTCTTGTGAAACAAAAAATTATAAATTGTTTTTAACGTCTTCTTCATTTTATCTCTCTTTCATAAATAAACCCAAATTGCAGATTCCCGATTCTCCACTGCATATATCTACTTTAGAACTCCTCTCTATATTCTGTTATGGGATTTTCACTAATAGATACAGTTTTTATTAATCGTCTAAACATTTGGGTTTATAAAACGTCCTCTACATCGCCTTGTCCTTGTTCTATTCGCTTGTCTTGATCAAGCAAGAATTCTTCGCTTTTATGCTTGAGACAAGTCCATCTTTGAGAATTATCTTTGAACCAAACAACTACTCCTTCTCTTAAAGTGCTGGCATCCAGAGCAGATTTACCTTGAGCATCGTTACAAATAGTATCGACAAAAACATCTGTTGGGGTATTGATTAAACAACTTATTTTTCTAAATAAAACGGGCTTTTCCAACCCCAATTCTTCTGCTCTTTTATAAACCTGTTCCCTATCCAAATCAATACAGTATCCGTCCAAAGTAGTTATTGTTACTCTATAGAGTATACATTTAAACTCACCAGGTCTACAATTGTAAGGATATCCATTTTGGATCATACTTCCATTTACATCATATCCATATATCTCATAATAAATTTCCTCTCCTTTATGCAAATGAGGAGCAACTTTTCTTTCAATTTCAGCACGAACTTGTGGGATATGATTACTTGTACTATCTGTTCTTCGTGTTCCACTAATACTTCTCCACTCTTCTTTGGGTTTCCAGAATTTCCATCCTCTATTTGTTCTGCACAAGACATTACCTGTCCTACCTGAAGTACCATGAATTTTTTCTTCAACATAACAAGTTGCATTATTTGGAACGGATTCAAGTTCTCTCATTAATTGCTTAGTATCCCAGTGTCTATGGAACATATTAGATATAGGTTTATATTGTCTTTTGACTTCTCCAGTAAATTCTTTTACTGGAACAATATATTTACTACAAATTTCTACTCCATTAATGTGAGTGAATTCATCTCCCACTTTTAATATTGGATGAATACCTGTAAAGTCTATAGTGTATAGTTCGGCAACATACCCGTTGCTCATTTCTCCTCTAAATTTTTGAGCTCGAACCCGACCGTTCTTCCCGAAGTAGCCTCCAATACTGGGATTCTTGTTTAGTTCTTTGTTGGAATAAAGATTATTCTGATGAAGATATTCGTGACTGAGCCGAAGGTTAGAATCAAAATAAATAACTAAATCTCCTTCGTTTGCATCAAGTCCGACAATAACTTGAGTACCTAAAACAGTTGCAAGTTTAAGCCTATCGGCATTTGGATGCTTCCGGACGTTACAAAGCCGGGTTACTATTGCATTATTAGTTTCATCTTTCTTTGGATTCATTTTGTGTTCTATCATAATAGTTCTCGATTTCCAAATTTTTCTTTCGCCAAAGATTCAAAATCCAACTCTTCAAATATAGAATTCAATTTATCCCAATTTGGTTCCCTTCTCTTCATGTCAGTAAAGTTAATTTCTATATCTACATCCTTTCGAACAGTTGCAAGTTTCTTACTGAGAGTAAAACTCTCCTGCCCATCAAGTAGTTTGGCATGAACTTTCCCTTTTATTTTGTCCAGATTTAAGTATATGTTTTCTCCTGTTCCAAATTCCTGTAGAAGTTTAGTCGCAGTTTTTGGTCCTATTCCTTTTACTCCTGGAATGTTATCTGTAAGGTCTCCTACAAGACCTAGATAGTCCGGAAACTGAGAAGGTCGAAGTTTATATTTTTCTACAACATCATCATAGAACATACCCGTTCCTTTATACACATCCACTACTTCTACCCATTCGTACTTAGTAAGTTGTAGAAGATCTTTATCCTTAGAACAGATTGCTACAAAAACCAGTTCTTCTGGAAAATAGAGGGGTATTTTTTCAACAATCGTTGCTATTACATCGTCTGCTTCAAACCCTGGGGCATAATAAATTGGAAAGCCCATTAGTTCTAGAATCTGTTTCATTCTATTTATCTGAGGAAGCAGATCTTTAGGCATTTCTTTTTTTCGATTTGCTTTATATTTTTCATATATTATTTTTCTAAATGTTTTAGCCGGGCCGTCTACTGCAATACAGAACATGTCGGGTTTGTACTCGTTCAAAATTTTAAGTATTGTTTTTACAAAGATATATGTTCCATAAGTGGGTTCACCAGATGGGGCACATAGTCCGGTACTATATCCTGCGAAGTAGGAGGTATACATAGACGAGTACCCATCAAGAATGTATAGAGTTTTCATGTTATTTTTCCTGATAAAAAATATGTATACTTTCTATGCTATTAGCTCCTCTTTCTGCTCAAACTGCCGTAAAGGAAGGTTAAACCTCCACCTAATCCGCCTATTATACATAAGATCAAATTTTTCATAATAACCATTAACTATTATAAAATCGCCTATATCATAATTCATTTTACTTCCCTTTCTACTTTAGGTATTTCTAGGTATAGTCCAACAATTCTGTACCACTTCCCCCACTGCTATTACAGAATCAAAGTAACAACCAATATAATTTGCACCATGACGATTAGCCGTAATATAGGCCATAGTTATATCTTCTTCACGTTGAGTTTCGTTCTGCGAGAGTTGTATAAACAAATCTACATCTCCCATCTTACTGCGTGCCTCACCTACTGCACTTTGGCTTTTAATATTCTTATCAAGAAATTGAGAGGTTACTTGGCTTGCAGTAATCCAGGCTAATCCTCGAGTAGTTGCAATAGCTTTACTTTCCTTATACATATCGTCAATTGCTTCATGTCTCGGTCTTCTGGGATCAACATACATTTTTTCAGTATAGTCATTAATCACTATATTTGGTATAAAATCATCTAATTCTAATCTCCATAAGAATCTTTCAAGTTCTCCCATTGTACATCTTCCCATTGGGTACTCTTGAATACGAAGTTGTCCTCCACTCATCCGAAGTAGATCTTTTTTGGATTCTTTTACATTTTCTGGTGAAGAATAGATGGAACCGATCTCTTGTGTCCACTCTTGTTCTATAACTCCCGTTACATTGTTTCTACTCCGAAATAGTATTTCCTGGAATTCATCATTTATGTTAAGTCCACATACCATGGCATCATACCGTGCCCAAGTTTCTTCTTTACTATTCTCATGGGTAATATGTAGAACTTTTAATCCCTCTTCTACTCCCATTAATCCCAGAAGGTGTAAGTAGCAACTCTTCTTTCCCTTGTATGGACCACCTACACATATCAAATCCGTTTCACAGATTCCTCTCGGGTATAATCTATCTAAGATAGGAAGACCAAGTCCTACCAACTTTCTTAACTTTTTGTCCGGATCAAGATATGGGGGTATCTGTTCTATATTAGTCCAATCATAACCAAGTTCAACTTCTTGAACACCTACACGAAGAAGTTTAGTCATAAATTCTCTGGCTTCCTCATACTTTCCTTCTTTAGTTAGATTTGCAAAGTGAACTGCCCCTTTATCATATTCACTGAATCGAACAAAATCATTTACTCTTAAAAGAATATATGCTTCATTAAACTGGTGTTCCTCAGCATCATAAAGTGTGTTTAGATAGAGAATGTATCTTTCTTTCTTCTCTTTTTCCCAACCAGAACTTATTCTTTCCAATTCATCAAAGATGTGTTCTTTTGGAGCATTTCCAGTTTCATCAAAGCAATCATAACACATCTTAATAATATCACGAATCATTTCGTTTCGTAGAAAGTGAGAAGGAGATAGTACCCCTCTT